TCTAGTGGAATCGAATGTAAGCCTCGACTCATCCAGCCCCATAGCCTGCACTATGATATGCAAAGATTCGGCTTTCTCTGCTGTCAGGTTGAGCGTTTTCTGCAACGCCTCTTTGCTGTAAGGCTGCGCGGTAGCGGGAACAGGCTGACCCACGGATGAAGGTTTTGCGGGTGCGGGTTGAGTGTTTAGTCGTTCTACCGCTTTTGCTACCTCTGCTTTGTTTAACCCAACCTGATCCATCCCTTTAACGGTGATGACTACATTTGGATTTTTGGCGCGTTGTTGGGCTATGTGTTGCGCTGCTTCCGCCTCGGTTGCGAATGTCGTGGAGCCACCGCTACTACCTGTTGCAGTTACGGTTTTTGTCGTTACTTCGATTGCCGAGAGTCTTTGGCTTGCTCCTGCTTCATGGAGTGGCGATGTGGGCGCGGTTGGTTCTGCTGTTGGTGCGGCTGGCGCAGGGGGAGCGGCAGCGGCGGCTGGCTTGTTCGTTCCATCAATAGGCTCAAGGTTAATGTCTCCGTAATTGCTATACCTCCGCCCCGGCTCGATGTTTATATCAATCGGCTCCTGCTTCATCCCTGCCTGACTCTCAGGCGCAGTCTCCGTCTCTGCGCCGTAATCGTGGTCTGTGAGTTTCTGCCCAAATGCAGCAGCTTTTTCTGCAAGCGTTGTGTTGGGATCGTTCAATAGCTCATACGCCCGCCTCTCCTTGTCCGTGGCATCTGCCCGATCCTTATCACGAACCTGCTCCCCCTTCTCGTTGGTGATAACAGGGCCGAGAACCTTGTCGCGCAGCAACGCCTTGTGTTTCTCCATGTCGGCAGAAAACTCTTTGGCAGTTGTTTCCTCGACAGGCATAATTCCGGCAGCACGGGCAACATCTTCGATATGCTTTCTCTCAAACTGATCAGACGCGATAAACGCCAGCCGTTTCTTCTCTGCTTCCTCTGCGGGAGTGAGCTTGTCCTTCTGATTCAGTTCATCGAACCTGCGCTTCCCCTCTTTCACGATGTCCGAATAAGTCGCAAGATGAACGGATTCCCCATTCACATTCACTTTATCCAGCCCGCTCAGAAACATCGCATCGCGGGTTGTCGTCATCTGCTTTTTCTGCTGAACGAACTTGACGCTGTTTGAGTAGTCGGCAACGGCGTGATGCCCCGCAAACGCAAGGTCTGCCCCGAACTCTCCCGCTGTCGGCATCCATTCACCCCCATTAACGGCACGCAGGCTTGCGCTCATTGCGCTGTTCGCCGCCATCTGTGTTGCAAGCGACCCCGCTCCACGCGCAACCGGATTCGCCATTGGAGCAATCCATTTTGACATCAGCCCACCAAGGGCTTTTCCTCCAACCATGAACGCAGCCAAGTCGAGTGCAGTATGTCCGCCGATTGCCGCTGCCTCGTTTTCGGATGCACCTTGCATCTTGGCAGTCTTGTAGCTTTCAGCCATAGCGCGAACGCTCATCTGAGTAATGCTGGCAATCTTACCCAGCTTACTAGGGCCAATAATCAGCGCAGACGCGCCACCAACGCCCCTTGCGAAGTCAGCAAGCGCAGTAGGATTAACATTGGCATACGTTCCCTGCATCATGGCTTGACCAAGCATCCACTCATGCAGGTTGTCTTGGCTTACATCGTGACCAAGTGCTTTTGAAGCGACATCGTAGATGCCGAGAATCTGCTTGTTGAGGGATGAAGTGAATGAAAGCACACCCGACAACGCAGAGTTCGCGCCTAGCTTCTCATGCTCCACATCAATCTCGCGCTGCTTGCTCATCCATTCCGCGCTTCCGGGGACTTGTTCTTCCTGACTCTTGTAAAGTGATTCCAGATTCCGTGTTTTCTGCGCATCAGCAGCGACCAGCGCACCGCGCTTGAGATTAAGTGACTTCTTCAAGTCATCGGATATTCCCGGCTCTTTCAACTGCTGCTCAATCGCGTATATCTCGCTTTCGTTGTCCTTTATTGCGGAAACATTATCTGACTGTTGAAGCCGTGCTGCCGCCAACTCCTTCTCATCGGCAATCGCCTCTGCCGCTAAGTCCCTTGGCTGCAATCCATACTTCAACTCATAGTTACTATCCAGCCCGCGCTTAATGGATGCTTGCTCCTGCGCGTTTTTGAAAATGTCGCCCCCTGACTTGTCTTGCTGTGTGATGCGCCGATCCAATTCCTCGCCAGCCGGAGCGGGGTAGTCCGCAACGCCAATCTCTTGCATACGAAGATAAAGTGATTCCCGCGCTTTCTTAACATCGAGAAGCGCGGCTTGGCGCATCTTGTCATTTCTAAGAACGCTACCTTGTGGCACGAATCTGGCAGGCATCCCTATTCCGCTCATGTTGTATGCAGGGGCATCCTCGTATCCCTGCATCGCCGTATCCGCCATGTTCGCTGGCTGCTTTAATGAATCGCTCAACGACTGCGCGTAATCGCCAGCCGATGTATCAGCCATTGGATCGGGCTTCGGTTCCGCTGGTATCGGGGTGCTTCCGCTGAGTGAGCCGGAGAGAATAGTTTCATCCTTCGGTTCGGCCTTTGGCGCGGAAGATGTATCCGAGAACGCCTTCTCGTAGTCCTCTAATGGAGGTAAATCAACGGATTCTGAATTATCGGAAAACGCCTTTTCGTAATCTTCGATAGGCGGAAGTTCAGTGATTTGCGATCCCATTTAGGTATGCTATGGGATGTAGCCTTGTTTTCTAGCCATTTCTGCGGCTTTCTTTATATCCCCATTTGCCGACTTTAAAAGTCGATCCTTCACTTCGGAAGTTAACTTTTTTGGTGCGCTTGAGGACGATGACGAATTGAATGATTTCACCAACGCATCATGCTTGGCCGATGCCGACCTATAAGCATCATTGGCATTATTCATCTTCGCTAGTGCAGCCGCTACGTCCTTGTCTTTATCTTCCCTTGCAATTGCAGCATCATACTCGCCCTTGAAGTTTGAGTATGCGGCTTCGGATTTATCCCTAGATGATACGGCTGACCTGAGTGAAGATTGTTGTAGCTCACTCAACGTTCCTTCTGCCATAGGTTTTGATTGAGGGATGGTTCCGACCTTTCGGATTGTTCCATCATTGCCTTTTTGTAAGATTGTGTTTCCGAGTCTAGCGTTCCCGTTTTTATCGAACTCCGGCATTGCTGAATGATCTGCTGGAGGTGTTTTCCAATGCCACTTGCCGCTTGCTGATTGAGTCACAGTAAGCACGGTTCCATCGTCGGTTTCGTATAACCCTTTACCAATGGGCTTCCCGCCGAAATCAGAAATTGCTTCGTCTCTCGACTTATAGCCAAATCCAGAACCAGTTGCGGTCTTTGCAATTCTTGATAATTGCCCATTTGTCAGAGATAGCGCCGTCGCTTCTATTTGCGCTAGCATCTTCGGGTCAACATTTCCTTCCTTATCCCGAAAAGCCTGAGCCGCTATACTCCTGTTATTATTGTGTAATGTTCGTAAATCGGGCGATGTGTCTGATGAATTAGAAGCCGCTGCGCTACCGGAAAAGTTCGCTGGCGGCGGCGGTGCTTCGTATCCCGGTTCTTCTTTTTCGGGAATGGCATCTCCTAACTTTGCATCTAGCACGACACCCGGTTGACCCGTAGTATTGTTTATAGCTGCGCTACCGGAAAATCCAGCTTGCGGCATAGCCGAAAACTCGTTGAATTGACCTTCTCCCGTGTTAAACGGAACCCTAACAGCATCCTGCTTACCTTTCATCCCCGCAACCGCCACAGCCCTGCGATACGCCATATCGTCATGTCGCGTAGCCCTTTCGTCCGCACGATCTGCCGCCTGCATCGCATACTGTTGATGCTGCCACTGTAAATGTTGCTGGTTGCCCATGCTGACTAAAGCCTGACCTCGCGGGTCTTGCATGGCGAACGGATGCGCTGCACCCAACTGCATCAACTGCTGCTGGTAATCGGGTGACTCCGGTGAAATCTGCGAAAGGTTCTGACCGAGACTCTGTAACTCCTTCATAGTTGTCACCTGTTTCAGTCCGTTCTCGATCATGCCGCCAGCCTGTGCAAGTTGGCTGACAAGACGATCCCCGTAGCGTTCGCCCATCGCGGCAATCGCCATCGGGTTTCCTTCTGATATTCCTAGTGGCATATTATGAGGTTATCTGTTCCCTAGTATTTATGTCGTATTGTCTTAAATCAGGACTGGAATACCGATTGTTGTAATTGTCCTGCATCTTTTGCGCCTGCTGCATCTGTGCATACTGCCCCATCATGCCCGCAACGGTATTGCTTGCGCCTTGCACCATCTGACCCTGTTGCAATGCCGATTGTTGCTGGTTGGCAATCATGCCCATGCCCATTGCGTTCTCATACCCCGCATTCAGTTGATTCGTCTGATTGATTGCGTTCGCGTTGAACTGCATCCCGTTCATTGCTAGAGCAGGATTAAGGAACTGGCTGCTTGGATCAAAGAGTCCCGGCATCATTGCTGCCCCTGCTTGATTTGCAGATTGAGCGAATTGCGTTCCCCATTTGCTCAGGTCGAGCGATGAAAGTCCAAGGTTGCGCAGATTCAATGAACCCAATGCCGTGCCGCCGCCACCTGCGCCTTGGCTCATGCCGAATCCGCCTTGGATGCCGCGCTGTGCTGCTGCCCTGCCAATGCTGCCGACTACATCGCTTGGCAGTTCACCGCGAGCAAACGATGCAGCGTTGCGCCCGACGAGTTCTTGATTTTGCCGAAAGTAAGGCTGGAACTTCTCGTATCCCCTCAACGCTTGATTCTGTTGGAACGCATTGACGCCACTGGCGAGCTGCTTGGTTCTTCCCCAATTCTGCAAATTGGATTGCGTAGCAAACTTTCCGGCGTTTTGCCAATCCGCTAATTCGGGATCGTCTAGCTGGCCTTTTTTAGCGAGTGCCGCCATGCCCGATTGCGCTTCTTTGGATGCTTTAGATGATTCGTTAGCGGCATAGGCTGCGCCTCCTGCTGCGATAACGGCCCCGGCAATAATTGCGCCCATATTACGTTTCCTCCTTCACGTCTGGTTTTACGACTTGATAAAAGAGAACCGACCAAGGCTCGATACGCGCTTGCACGAATAAAGAAGGAGCGACGATTGCGGGCATCCCAAGTGAAAGAGCAACCGCCGCTGTGTAACACGCTGGATTCGGGAACAGGTTCTTCCCCGAAAGCAGTAAGTTCTCTTGAATCTTTTCAATCCGATCAACGAGATGCGGTGCTTGCTCTTTCAGCAATTCATGCACCTTGGCAAATGCGGCATCTGGCTCACCCTTGATGAAGCTGTTTCCAAAACCTGCAACCCTGTCGCCGTTGGTTCGCTCACCCGTCAAGACCTTGTAAGCCTCAACAATCGGCCCGTGAACCTCGCCAAGCGTTGCGAGTGCAGCGATGTAGCTATTGACCACATCACGACTACCAAAAGCCGCCTGTTGAAGTGCCATCGTGGAGCAGTTTTCACGAAACACGCATTGCGCGTGAGCATGATAAAGCGCACCGAGCAGGCGCATTTCGGGTTCAGTGAGTGATTTGTTATTTTCCCAATACTTGTGCATGAATGATTTCCTTTCGTTGTTCGATATGCAGCGAGTGCATCTTGACTAAATGTTGATCCGGCAAATGTTCTTCGGGGCAGACCCAATTCCACAACTTCCGCATCCCCTTCATCGTAGCGAGTTCTGCGAAGTCTATGACCTTTGGCTCCACGAATTGCATAAACTCCCGCGCCTTCTGATTCAGCCCTTCATATCCTTCCTCCATCATCTCCACTGGAACTCCCGCAACCTTTGCCAACGACTTTAATGACTGTGCCGGAGAGCGGCGAATGTAGATGTAATTGGCATTGGGCATCCGATGAACCAACTCCTGCCACACCATCAGCGACCCTGGACACGCTGCCCCGCTATACTTGTAGGGCTGACCGAGAATAGATTGAACCGCAATATCCGTGCGCCTGTCCTTGCGAAGAATCTCATGCTGACAAAACACGTTGCCGATTGTCAGGAAACAGGAAGTCCACGCTGTCATCGAGCGAGGCATGGCTAGAATGATGAAAGGCTTTTTCATGACCAGCGTTTGTAATTTCCGGCCAGAGACGGGTTGTTGAAGTTACTGCGAACCTTGACCTGCTTTTCGTTGCTTGCGCTGTCGGCATCCCGCATCTGCGATTTTAAAGATTCCAGCGCAAGGTTCATGTGCTTTATGTTCGTCTCGTCGTCCCGCCTGCGCCATGCCGCAATCGCTGAACACGCCCACCCGATTGCCACTGGATGATTGAACGGAAGAATCTGATCCACGGAATCAATTTTCACGAATCTTGTTTTGCCGAGGATGCGAACAAGGTTGCAGCCCCACCACATTTGCGGAAGCTGCTTTCTGCGGAATAACCCTTCCTCTGTGTCCGGTAGATACGAACAGAAGTTGAACCGTTGCCCGTTGTCGTAGTGCAGTTGAAGCAAAACCGATCCAGTAGTTTTTGGCTTCTTGAAAAAGGTTACGTCGAATGCAACGGAATCCATCACCACGGGCAGCGCATCCTTGAGCAACGTCAACGTCTGCCGCACAGGAACCCCGTGTTCGTTCGTGATTTCAATTATAACTTCCTTCCCTGCATCAGCATCTTCCGTCGCTACCAGCGCAATCCTGATGCCCTGTGTCTTGGGTAGATATTTCGGGATGTAGAAGTCTCCGAGATCGCGGCACTCGTATGGGGCGCACCCGCCGTAGCTGCCGCCAGTCGCAACCTTGCCGATGAAGAACTCGCTGCGCTGGCGCAATGGCAATCCGTTGATGCCGATTTGACGGGCTTCACGGCAATCCTGCGGCAGCGAAAAGCAACCGCTATCCACTGGAACATACCACTCGAAAAGTGTTCCCTCTGAATCTATGCGCGTATGCAGTTCAAAGCAGGCTTTGTTCAGAAACGATAGAACGACCTCAATCCCCTCTGGTGTCGTCGGGCATACGCCGCTGTCGAGCACCATTGGCGCGATGTCCTCTAGGATGTCACGGACTATGGTGCGTTGAGTTTTCACGTAAGAGAGCGGACGATGTATGCGAAACTTGTGTTTGCGGGGGTGTTGTCAAAACGTAGCGTGCATGAACCAACTTGTTGCGTCCCTGTAATAACGTGCCAGTTGTAATATGTGCCAATCGGAGTATCGGGCGCGTAGTAGCACCCCAGAACAATGTATTTCGTATCCGGCATTGGGGGCGACAGTGGGATTGTAAAAATGGAATCCCCTGGTTGAATGGCAATCGGGGTAGCCCCGCTGCTTCGTGTGTCGGGTAACGAATTTTCAACCGAAACGGCGGTTGAGAGCGCAATATTGGCTACTGTAAGTGCTTGGTCTGCGGTATTGTTTTGCGAACCTGTGTCGAGTTCGCTAGTGACGGAATTGACGTTAAAGAATTGCGCCATCACCCTTCCGAGTTGATTCAAGTCGCCGGGGATACAAGCAAGGTCAGGGGGCGCATCTGTCCATCCTAGAGAAGCGACGATCTGAGTGTTTGTTGCCATATATTTCTTATACGTTGATTTTTAATAAATGTCTAGCTTCCGTATGGAAAGGTTTCCGGCCATGTAGTTGTATTGAAAATACTACAACCAATTTGCAGTTGTATTCTCGCGCTACCAACCCCTGCATCCGTGTAAATGTTGGTTGCCGTATCATAGGTTCCATCGGGATAAATAGGCTCCTGCGTGATAACCAGTGTCCCTGTAATGTCCACGTTACCAGAGACAATCACCGCATCGGTCAGCACGTTAATTAGGCGTATCGGTTGCAGCGCGTATGCTAGATATTCGCCAGCCACAAAGAACCCGCTGTAATCCACAACATCACCTGAGACAACGTAGGCGTCGGACAATACTGCGGTGTCGCATTGCGGGCATTGCAACCCTGCGGCTGCGCTTTGTTGCGCTGCTGCTTGCGCTTTGTTGATTGCATCTATTTGACTGATTGCTGATGTTGCTTGACCATCCGAAATTGAACATATTGAGGGAAAATTATTGCAACAGATACGCGCCGTCCTAGTGGCAATCCATCCGTAAATAGGGTTGCCGTTTGCATCCGTGCCGATGAGAACCTTTCCGGCAGGTGGTTCTTCTGGCGGATACGGTATCTCGTTGTTCACGCCAATAGGAGCAATCGAGTAAGAGTAATCGTTGATGTTCGGGCAGCAGTCAATCGGGGCGCAGTTGTTGCCCATGCACTCCGCAATCTGTCCATCAGGACGAATCTCAAAACGGATGTTCATTCGATCCACTGTAAAGCTGCCGATTGCGTTCACTTTCACCTGACAATGATGAAAGTTGTTTGCTGGTTGGATTGATCCCGGCACACATTTGTTGGAAGGAACCTGTTGCAGATACTTCCGCGCCCATTGCGGTGCAGCCGTCATCGGACGTTCTGGATTTTCCTCGCAGGTTTCTCTTGTCGGGCAATCGCATCCCGGACTTCCCTGATCCACAAAAACCCAACATGGCGAACCATCAGGGCGATATTCTACGGTAAAGTTTGACGCATTGCGAATGGCAGACATCTCAATCACGCCACCGTTGATAATCTTTGGCGCAAATGCGTTGGTGACTCCTTCAACATTCCCAAATATGGAAGTTGTGTAATTGCCTTCAATCTTCTTCGGTTGCCCTTCAAAGAAATCATCTCCATCAGCAAGCGTGAACTCGTAAAGGCGATTCTTGCCGTCTCTGTCATATGAAAACGCGAAACAGCGATTGGCGTTGCCGATGTAGCCTTGCGAAAACGCCCAAGGTCTTACCCCGCTCCACATCCCATGCCACACGGGAGAACCGTCTCGTCCAGCCGTGGACATTGCATCAGCATCAAACACTACCATGCCGCGACAGTATCGGTGCTTCCCGAATGCAGGGTTGTTGGGTGAAGCAATTAGCGGCGACGTTCCGCACAGCACCATGTTCTGCCAACTCACCATCGGCGCAAACTCTAAATAATCTTTCCGATCCGGCTTGAGCCAATAATTCACTTCACGAGAAACGGGCGTCTGATTCCATCGTTGCGAATACTCGATACGCGAATTGCGATAGCTCGCAATGCCAGCCTGCGAGCGGTAGAACATATCCCCGTTCAATCCTGCAAAGCCATGAGACGAGACAAGGCCGGAGCCGATAAGCGCAACACGTTGAACAGAAGTATTGATCCATTGATCCCGTGGTTGCGATAAATCGAGTGACGTAAATCCGTTGGTGCAACCGATAACCAATTCATTCTGCCCTGTCCCTGTATCAAGGAACGGCATCGGGTATATCCCCATGATGTCGCCTACAAAAACAGGAGTGCCGAAGCTGCCGCCTTCCGCCCAATACGTTTGCTCGGTGAAGCTGAGAATGTCGTCGGGACGGGTAAGAGTTGCTCCGTATGCAATATCGCCAACGTAGATGCTGTTCTTGCCGTCTGAACTGGCAACCACAAACCTGCCGTGGATAAAAGCCATGACGCTGCCAATTGGCATCTCGTTTTTTGCCAAATCTGATCTGCGCGGAGGATTCACACCATCCCAAAACAAGGGAGTATGGATGCCGTCTTGAATGACAAGCCATTGAAACCCCTGCGCGAACCATGTGTGCATGAACTGGCGCGAGTTGCCGTCATACAGCTTGGTTACGACGCCCTTTCTGCCATTCACTTCCACCGTGTAAATCCTGCCGCCAACACTCGCAATCAACTTGCTTGTCAGGTAAGACGGATAACCGTTGTAGAATGTTGCGCCCTGCCCATTCGCGCCTTGAAACCAAACCCGCTCATCGTCGTTCTCAAACTCTAGCTCAATGTTTTGGATGGACGGACGGGCGCGGTTGTAGTCCTCGCGGAAGAAGCGATTGACGGCTTGATGCGCGTAGTTGGCGGGAACCGAGTCCGGCGATCCGCCGAATACTCCCTTTAGCTGCTGATGCCCGTCATAATGGTATGTTGCGGGCATCGGTTCACGCTCCGAGGCGGGTTACATTGCAGCGAACTTCATAGCATTTTGTATTTGCCGTTGCGCCAGAACCAAGAACAAGCTGTATGGTTTGCCCTTGGATGTATCTTCGCATATCTTGACCCGCGAGATGCGCTAGATTCTCCTGATTGTTCTGATTTAACCAGTTATTACTATTGCCGCTATTCACAATGATGCCATTAACCTTTAATGAGATCGCCTGACTTCCGCTTCCACCCTGATTCGTATTTTCCCTCGTCATTCCAAAGAAATCCACCACATAGGTTCCGGGAGTTACGCAAGATAGAGTATATTGGTCTAATACAGCAAAAAGTCCACCTGCGCCGGGAACCCCATTCGGCCATGTGGAGTCGAATAGAATATTTCCAATTACAAGAGGATTGCCGGGAGATGAATTAGCGTTTGGATAACTGTTTTGCGGGTTAGGGGAAACCGTGTTTTCAAAGAATGCCGCGCATTGGCTTCCTGTATCTGCAATCGTGCCTTTGATGATCTCGTTGGAGGTATTCAGCCCAAGCACGTTTGTTAGCGTTCCAGTGGCAAGCCCCGTTGCCGTTGCTGTCCCTGTAATCTGTAAGTCCGCAATCTGCGCATTCGTGACAACCGTAAGGTCATTCACTACCAGCGGATCGGGAACCGTAGCAGTAGGAAGCGTTTCAAACGTAATCTGCCCCGCCGCATTGGTGCGCGGGTAAAGATTTGCAACCGCTGGCCCCGTCAACGTCCGCATGATGTCGTCGCTGCCCTGCACAATGAACTGCCCGAAAGTCTGACTCTGGACGGCTGTAATGTTGGAAAGCGGAATCACTGGCTCCGTGGTGAAATCAATCAGCCACCCGCCGCTGCCCGTGGCGCGAGCTACGAGATAACCGCCGTCTCCGGGAAGTAGTCTACGTTGACAAAAGCTGCTGTCGAGTCCGAGAACGTGACGCAGGGTTGTAGCGGAACCGGGATCGGTGCAAGTGCCCTGATATACCGTGTTGGCGGGCTGACAGGGTGAGCAGGAGCAAGGAGAGTTAGAGCAGGAGCAGGACATAGGTTACGTGGCTAGAAGTTTGACCGCTTTAATATCTTCAACGATTGTGCCGACAATCTGCGCAAGCTGTTGCAACGTGACGGTTGCGGTGTCGCAGGTTCGCAGGGTTGCAGGAGTGCCGAATGTCGTGTAGCCCGTTTGCGTGTTGGCGGAACTAACGAAGGTATTGATGAGCGAAGCCGCAAGATACTCGCCAGCCCCGCTTGTGATCAATACGCAATTCGCTGGAATAGGCGCACCCTCAATCCTAAGTTGAGTGTCTTGGGAAATGTCTAGAAGTGTATTTCCGTTAAAAATAACACCCGAAAGAGCCGAAACATTTAGATAGCTTGTATCGGCTCCATTCCCAAGCGTAATTCCAGCTTCGGAGTATAGTTGTAAATTATTGCCATTTCCATCAAGCGTAAATGCTCCGGGATTTGTCGCTCCCTGAGTAATGACTAATTTCCATTCACCTGCCGCTGTGCCATAAGCTGCATACGCTTGAGTCGTGTCAGACTGATACCCGAACTGCCCCTTAAACGCCGGAACCGCTGCTCCACGCGCTACCGCATCAGCAAACACCACTGTTGCCAGTTGCGTTGCATTGACGTAAGCCAGATTCGCAGGAGTAATTGCTAGGCTTGTTGATGCTCCCGTTAATGCCTCTGCATTTGTGGCAATCTCTATTAGTCCAGAAAAGGTAGTTGTCGCACCGATTGCGGCAAGATTGCTTGGCGTAAGAATCTTGTTGTTAAGAGCTTTGCCGATTGCCTCTGCATCCGTTGCTGTTTCAAGCACTCCGCGCTGTGTTGTCGTGGCATCAGGAAGGTCGTCAATAATCTGCTGAATGTTGAACGTGAGCAGGATTGAGTTGTTGCCCGCATCCAAGGTGACGATCAAGGAGTTGTTGCCGCTGGTAATTCCGCGAAAGTCGAACTCGTTGCCGTTCTGCGAATCATAAACGCCGATGCCTGTCAGGTTGATGTTTGCGCAGGTGTAGGCGACTACGGGGTTGTCCGGTAGCTCTACGATGTAGTTGCACCCGCAAGGTTGAGAAGAACCGCATGAATTACAGGACATAAGCGTGTTTTAATTGGTTTTCA